AGAAAAGGTAGGTTTGATAGTAACTCCTGGTAATACTCCAGGAATAGTTCCAGGTGGTGCAGAAGACACTTATATTAAGAATGACGAGATAGCAATGAAAGATAAATTGGCTGCTAATAATGCAGAGGGAGAACTTGCGCGTGATGTTGGTTTCTTTAAATTTTATCCAGACAAAGATCAAAGAGCCGAACTATTTGCAAAAGATCCTAACGAATTAAAAACATCTCTTTTACTTGGTTCTGGATTGGCAAAGTTATTAGGTAATAATGGACTATCAGAAGAAGAAGTAGATGCGCTTATAGCAAAACAACAATTTATGGGAGAGCTCACCAAGCCAAAAGAAGGCACACAACAAAATAAAGCCATGGAATTTGAGGATTCCATAGATCAACTTGATTCGACTTCACAAAAACCATATTCTACTTCAGAGTCACCTAGAAATAACATAAATTCAGTACAGACCAACAATTATGTTACAAATATAAATTCAAAGTCGGGTACACGAAATACCGAATCGACTCTTGAAAAGATGAATAGATCCTCATTTGCATAAAAAACAGGCGCACCGAAATGCGCCTGTTTTTCTAACATGATATAATCAGTTGGCTTCAATCATCATTCGCCAACTTCTCAAAATACGAGAGAGCATCCTCAGTCTCATTCTCTGAAGACTTCGGAGCCTTCTTTGCAGGAACTCGAGAAGCAGATTCTGTAGGAGCAGATTCAAACGAAGCCTTTTCCGCTCCTCCTGTTACGTTTGCACTTTCTGCTACTGATCGAATATCATCTCCAAGCACTTGCTGCAATCGAGTCTTCAATTCATCATAAGACTTGAAATTCTTTGGATCAGTAAATTCCTTGAGAGAATGTTGCTTCTTCCACAGAAGTTCCAATGCCTTATCATCTCCACCAAGAAGCGGTGTAGGTGCTGCAAACTCTGAACGATCATAATTAACATATCCATCAACCTGACGAATCTTTAACTTGAAATCAGCACCAGCCCAAAAATCAAATGGATTGAGTGGCTTCTCATCTTGATATTGCGGATTCATTGCTTCCTGAATCTTTTCAAAAATCTTCTTGCCATACTTAAACAGGAAAACCTTTCCTTCGTTTTCTGGATTCTTTGGATCTGATACAATATAGATGTTTGAAATGTAAGACAATCGACGCTTTCGATCTCGCGCAATATTCTTATCTGCATCACTACCACTTTGCCAAAGTTGTGAATTCATTTCAGAAACTGGATCTTTCAATCCAATACTTGTAAGAGAATTTTCAATATACCAACCACCTGTACCACGGAATCCGTGATTGTAAAGACGAGCCCAAGGCAAATCTTCGCCATCTGGTGCAGGCAACAATCTGATAATAGCATAACCATTATTCGTCTTGTCCAATGCAGGTTTCCAAAAACGATCATCTTTATATGAATCGCTTTTCTTCACCATCTTTTCCATTTCATTTGCCAATGTTTGATACGCATTCTTTGAAGTATTCTTCAAATCTTTAAATCCCATAATAATCTCCTTGTTAATGTTACCGATCACTTATATTATATCACGAAAATCCAACAAGTCAAATCAAAGCGGCAATTTTGATGTTTTCGGTAGCAAATTTAATTCTTGCCCCTCAATTTTAATTTTTTGAATTATTGGTTTGCTCAAAAACTTTGCCGCAACTTGCGGTTCAATACCAAATTGTTCACAAATTGCAATTACCGAATCAATGTACGATGCATTATGCATTTTTGCATATTTTTCTACTTCTTTAGGAAACCTAATATTATTAACTTCCAACTGGTGATGCTTTCTTGTTTGTATCTAGACAAGATGCCTGTTGTGTCCTATTCTAGAGTTATTCTTTTTTTCGTACCCGTGAAACATTCCTTGCGTAAATCCTGTATGTTTTCCACTTTGATATCCTCGATCATATGCAAATGCATACAGTTTGAGTGCTCCTGCAACGAACAAACAGATTGACGACATAATAATTGAGATGAGTGATAGTGTTTCCATACCCGTATGTACTTTATCTCATATTCTGAACCATACCTTAACAATGACTCTGTTGGGATTCGAACCCAAGTGTCCTCCTTGAAAGGGAGGTGTCCTAGACCAGACTAGACGACAGAGCCGATCCTTTAGCGAACTCGGGCTTGACCATATCCATAGACTGGTTGTGGTGCGTAACAAGCAGATCCGAATCCACTATATCCTCCTCCACAATCACCCTGATAGCCTGCATAACCACCCTGATAACCATTTCCGTTATAGTATCCTACACCATATCCGACTCCGTATCCTGCTCCATATCCATATCCAACCCCACCCCCATTAGGATACGAATTGTAGCCGTTCATGGAACCAAATCCCCATGATCCTCCGCCACCTTGTGTACCAATCATAACAGCAGGATTGGTGGCACTTACGACTTGTTCGCTTGTGTAATTTGGATTGTATCCGTAACCACTGCTTCGATTGGTATAGGTTGTCGTCGAACCATCTGCATTTTTTACTTCTTTGACAATATCAGTTTTTTGAATTTGACATCCAACACCAATACTAATTACTGTTGCAAATGAGATAATATTTTGAAGTTTCATATAGTCCTTTTGTTGTTTTACTGTTCAATCCTACACCCTAATAGTATATACCAAATTACTGCGTTGTCAAGTTTTTTTGGATGGTTTCTTTATTTGATTTGAATCTATGGCAGAATTACTCTTTGCCATGGTTTTCTGGGTTATTTTTGTGATAGCGGCCCGTAGAAGCATATTTTTAAATACGTCTAGTCCTTTGGGTTTTCCCACATAACTATTTATGATTTTGCATATTTACAAAATGCCTTATTCTACCGGCGTATTTGGCTCTTTTACCGATGTTCTCTTGGCAAATTTGTTTGCAGAATCAATATTATCAAAATATTCAAACTTGCCATTTCTGTCTTTGGCACCCCAAATACCACTACTAGTTTTCCAAACAGACTGCAAGGCATGGTATTTTGGATCATGATACTCTCCAGCCTGTTTGCCAATTTTTGGTTTTTTGTTTTCTGTACCCTTGGTTGGAGCATATAGTTTAGCATTGCCAGAGTTGGCTGGTAGATAGTCTGTTGGCGATGCCTTTGTCTGGGTCTTGGATCGATCTGGAGGCGTTTCTTCTCCTGTTTTGGCTCCAGACCCTCCAGACTCTAAAGCAGAAAAGAAATCAGTTACTTTATGCTTTGCCAATTCTAAGTTATCTTGTCCTTCACCCTTCTCAAACTTCATTAATACTTTACCTATTCCCTTGGTTTCGTTGGTGGAAATATAATAAAAATTTATTGAATTCTTAAACATAACCAAAGGTTGATCAAATTGACGACCCAAAGTTATAATTTGTGTTTTTGTGATATTTGGCACCATTAAACTCTTTTCAGATACATCATTGCCTTCTTTTTTAGAAGAACTACACAATTCAATATAACCGTATCCCATATCAATTACTTTTGATTTTAATTCATCATGAGTTTGTGCATTGATTTCTTCGGTTGCCTTGCTTTGAAAACTAGAAACTATACCAAAATCTCTACTATCATCTGCCACTAAATCAAAAACAGCAGACAATCTCTTTTTGGTGGGATTACTGGTTTCCATCGCCTCAGATAGTGTGCACTTATTAAAATATTGCGTGAATTTCTTCATGGGATCCTCTTATTTATATAGAGGATATATTTTTCAACCATTACAAAAGCGATGGAGGGAATCGAACCCTCAGTAATGCGTACAAGACCCACCTTGCAGCATCGCCTCACATCAAATTATCGAGCAGACATTGCCATATTACTGGCAGTGTTCATCGTACGACTTGATGTATATGCACGATACTCTCGAAGACCCTTCTTGGTAATCTTCATGCTGTATGAAGTAAAACCCGAACTATTCTTCGTAGTCGTGATAGAATAGAATCCATAAGAATCTCCCATCTTCTTAATTGACGAAATCAATGATCGGAAGTTCTTCACTCCAAAGCGAGTCTTTGCCTGAGCAGCAGTGAATGATCGTCCTTCAAAAAGACATTCCAAAACTCGAACGGTATTGTTTACCTTTGACATAATAAATCTCCAACGGCCTCATGTTGTACGCATTAAATCTGGCCAAAATTCAATGCGTTTATGTGATCAATGTGGCAAGAAAATGACACACGTCAAATGTTTTTATTATTAGTTCAGTCCCCATACAGAAAGACTAGCAGCAGAAAACGAAACTCCTGCTACTTGTATGGGTATTAGTTGAGTTGATATTGCAGGAATATGTATTCGCTGTGCGCTTGTCTGTCCTGCAAAAGTTGCACCATAAGTATATAAATCTAGATGAGTTGGTCCTGATGGAGTTGTGCATTCCACAAAAATGCCTTTGCATTTAACCGTTGCATTAGTTGTAAGCAGTGTTAATTTAGAATAGATGTCCATGGTATGCTCCTATTAAGACAACGACCATACACTTAAATTTGCACCAGCAAAAGAAACTCCTGCTACTTTTATTGGAAGTATCTGAAATGATGAGATTGGTACATGAATTCTAACACTTGATGTTACACCAGTAGAAGTATAAGCATAAAGATCTAATGTAGTTCCACCAGCAGGGGTGTTATTAATATTATCAATCATTAATCCTTTAGATCCACTGACAAATTGATTTGTTACTAACGGACTGACTTTTGAATATTTATCGTACATTATTGGATCTCCTTGCTCTATTTAGACAACGAAGTACATGGCGAATATCAGGTAGTTTTGTACTTTGTTTTCCACGCTTCTAACGAAATGCATCTGGGTCTTTGAGACTTATCACACCAATACCACCAAGAATTTGATTTATTAGCCAAAAACCACAATAACGCACCATCTTGTCCGCATCCACCAATTGCATCTTCCCACAAAATTACATCCAAACCATCTTCCCATTCTGTGCCATATGTTTGAAGAGATATGCCTGTCATTATTTTAAGCATAATCTGGTTAAGTGCTTCTTTTTCGCTTATTTTTATTAGGATTGGTTCTTGTGTTTGTGCCTTTGGTTTTTTTAAAAACAGCGTCCCAATTGCGCGACCAAATTTTTGGATCAACCCACCTGTATGCGTCACCTTTTCCTGCATTATTCTTTCCTTTCACGTCAAACCTGCATGCCACTTTGAACTAACTGCATAATTTCTCTTGCACACGGAGACAACCACAGATTTCGGGATTCTATTTCCCAATCATTGAATGCTCTATACAATAAGGCTTCTAATACTTCATCGGTATCTATTCGTGATATAATTCTATCTTTGGGAGGAAGAGTTGGTTCCATAAGACCCAACAACCAAATGCCATCTACATCATAATCAATGAACGGATATAAACCAGACGATTCAATATACTCTCTCGACATATTATTATTTTCCTTTTAAAAATTAATACAATACAAAATAGGCAGTTCAGGTGTTGATCCTGATTGAACCCGTTATAAGCGGGTCTGCGAAGCCGTCCGCCCACCGCCCAATATTATTTACTCAATACGCTTTTCTTATTTCCAACATGACCATTAGTATTTTTCATAAAATAGTTGCTTTGTTGTCTGTCCAAATCATTGCCAAGTCGATACTGAACCACCAACTCACTATCTATCACAGATGCCAGATCTTTCAATATTTTTGTGGATAAATCTGTTGCAGTTTTTTCATCTGCACCTACTGGAATATCAATATGTAATCTAAATTGTGACATGCTAAAGTATACACCATTATCGGACCTTGTCAAG